CCATTACATTGGCATGGAAGATTTAAAAGGCGACTTAATACCAGCTATTTACGAAGTATTAAAGACTATGAGTCAGTATAATGACTCTACAGACGTTTAAGGATAAATCATGGGTCAATTAGTCTTTCAAGCAACAGCAGGCGGTCAGGTAGCCCTAGTTGGCCCTAATCCTTCTACTAGTTTTGCATTAAATGTGCCAGCAGTAAACGGCAATCTTGTAACTACAGGCGATACAGGCACAGTTACCAACACTATGTTGGCTTCTTCTGCTTATACAGCTCCTGGCACTATTGGATCAGGAACAGCGAATACTGGTGCTTTTACTACTTTAAATGTATCAACCTCTATTACCAACGCTAGTTTGACATCAGGCAGGGTAATTTATACGACTACAGGTGGATTAGAAACAGCATCTGCTAACCTCACATTTAACGGCACAACACTGACTACAGCTAATGACGCTTCTATTTCAGGTCTTACTGTTGGTAAGGGTGGTGGTGCTGTAAGCGGAAACGCTGTTTTTGGTTTAAATGCAGGAGCATCAAATACTTCAGGTGGAATTACAGCGTTTGGTAATAGTGCGGCAAACGCTAATACAACAGGAGGTGGAATTTCTGCTTTTGGGGATAGGGCTTTACCTGTTAATACTACTGGCGGTGCAAATTCTGCATTTGGAAGTTTGTCACTTTTTTCAAATACTACTGGCAATTACAATTCTGCTTTAGGTCTTGGTTCGCTTCAAAACAACACCACAGCATCTAATAACACCGCAGTTGGTTATCAGGCTGGGTATAGTAATAGTACTGGCACACAAAATATTTATATTGGAAATGCTGCAGGTTATACAAATAGCACAGGCAGTTACAACACTTATTTAGGTTATAACGCTGGAACTGTTGCTACAGGTTCTAATAATACTGCATTAGGTTATTTGGCTGGATATGCCTTAACTACAGGGGCAAACAACGGATTTTTTGGATTTGGGTCTGGTCAGGCAATTACCACAGGCTCTAAAAACACCATTCTTGGTGGCTATTCAGGCAACCAAGGCGGTCTAGACATCCGTACAGCAAGTAACTACATTGTGTTATCTGATGGTGATGGTAATCCTAGAGGTATTTTTGATAATGCTGGTAATTTTCTAATAAAAACAACAACCCAAATTAATGCTGGATTGTTAAGTTTATCTTTTGATACAAGCGTTAATTGCGGAATAGCAACTAAACCAACAAATAATGCTGGATATGATGCGGCAAGATTTTTTAACAGTTCTACTACGCAAATAGGTTCAATATCTTGTACAGGTTCGGCAACTTCTTATGTTACTTCATCCGACTATCGCCTAAAAGAAAACATTGCGCCAATGACAGGTGCTTTAACTAAAGTAGCACAATTAAAACCTGTTACATATAAATGGAAAGCTACTGGCGAAGAATCACAAGGCTTTATTGCCCATGAATTAGCTGAAGTAGTGCCTGATTGCGTAACTGGCAAAAAAGATGCTGTTAATGAAGATGGTTCTATAAAACCACAAGGTATTGACACTTCATTCCTAGTGGCTACATTAACAGCCGCTATTCAAGAACTCAACGCAAAAGTAACCGCATTAGAAGCACAACTAGGAAAATAAAATGCAATATACAACTACTATTTATTCTATGTATACAATACCTAACCCTACAGGTTATGTAGTCAATGTTTTATTTACTGTTAGCGGTACAGATGGCACAAATACAGCTTCTATTGATGGCAATATTAACTTTACACCAGAAACCAATGAGCCAAATTATGTGCCTTATGACCAGCTTACTCAAACTGAAGTTTTAGGTTTGATTAATGCTGCTACCGACAATCAAGCTAACTATTACGCTAATATTGACGGGCAAATTGCTAGTATAGTAAACCCACCTGTAAGCCCAACAGCAACTGCATTACCTTGGGTTGCATAATGTTTACATGGAAAATCCTAGAAGTTTCTGCTAAAGATGGTGTGATTACTCATGCTCGTTATCATGTCACAGCAACAAGTGAAGATAAATCAGTAGAAACTGAGGGTAATTGGTATTTTGATTGCCCAACTGCAAAAGTTTCTTTTGACCAAGTTACAGAAGAAATGGTAGCAAATTGGATTGAAAAAGAAGCTGTCAAAGATGGTAAATGTCATATTATTGATAATCTTCAAAATCAATTAAAAACATTAGAAAATAAAACTGTAGCACCTTGGTTGCCACAGATATTTAAAGTAGGAATATAAAATGACCACGCCATTAGATATTATTTCAAGAGCCTTAAAAGACATAGGTGCATTAGAAGCAGGCGAAAGCCCTAGCGCAGATGCAACTCAAGATGCTTTTGATATGCTTAATGACCTTGTAGATCAATGGTCAAATGAAGAAATGATGGTCTATTACAAAAATGAAATTGTGTTTCCTATTGTTTCAGGTCAAACGCAATATACTATAGGCCCTACTGGAAGTATAAATGCAAGTTTTACAGGTTCAATTTCAGGCAATATTTTAACTGTAACGGGTATTAATTCTGGAGCAATTAATGTTGGACAAGTGTTAAGTGGAACAGGAATTACTGCTTACACAAAGATTGAAAAAATGCTTACCGGTGCTGGAAATAATGTTAATGAAGCAGGAACATATCAAGTTAGTATTTACCAAAATGTAACTTCTACCACAATTACAGCTTATTACCAAAGACCATTAAGTATTGATTCTGCTTTTGTTCGGATTAACACTAATTCAAATGGCGTACCAATCGTCAATGGTGGTTTAGATTATCCAATTGCAGTTTTAGCAGTAGAAGATTACCAAATGATTGGTTTAAAGACTTTAAATGGCCCTTGGCCTAAAGCTCTTTATTATCAACCAAGCGAAACTCTTGGCAACATTTATGTATGGCCTAATCCAGCCCAAGGCGAAATGCATATTTTTGCTGATAATCTATTTCAAAGTTACACCAGCTTAACTGATCCAATTGTATTGCCACAAGGCTACACAATGGCTTTAAGATGGAATTTAGCAGAGCGTTTAATGCCGATGTATGGCAAAGCAAATCCCACGCAAATAACCATGATTAATGCGTATGCTGCCCAAGCTAAAGCGACTGTTAAACGCATTAATATGAAGCCTGTTCAATCTGCTCGTTTTGCTGATGCAATGCTTTCTAGCCGTCAAAAGGATGCAGGATGGATTCTCAGCGGAGGATTCTTTAGATAATGGCTGATTTTGGTTTCGTAGGGGCTTCTTATACAGCTCCGTCTATTTATCAAGACGACCAAGAGTGCATCAATTGGCGGCCTGAAGTTGATCCCACAAAAGGCCAAGGTGCAAGGGGCGTAGTTGCGCTTTATCCAACACCAGGACTAACTAACGTAGTCACGCTTCAAAATGCCCAAGTAGTCAGAGGAATGAGAACTGTAAGTGGTGGTCAATATTGCATTGCAGTATGTGGCCCATACGTTTATGTTCTTAATTCTACTTTTACACCTACTATTGTTGGTCAATTAAATACTTCAACTGGTCAAGTAGGAATTACTGATAATGGATTAAATGTCTATATTGTTGATGGTTCTTATCGTTACACTTGGCGTATTTCTCAGCCTGGGGCAGCAGTATTTCAAGGCACAATTTCAGGTACAACGCTTACAGTAACCCGTGTCATTAGTGGCACAATTGCTGCAAATCAATCTTTGTTTGGCATTGGCATTACACCTGAAACAGTTATTGTGTCAGGATCAGGCACAACTTGGACATTAAATCAATCTAACAGCATTGCAACTGCTATTCAAATGAACTCAGCAGCCGTAGCTGGTGTTATTACTTCTAGCATAGCAGGCACAACTTTAACAGTTACAGCCGTTACAAGTGGAACAATATATCCAGGTCAGACTATCCAAGGTGCTGGAGTAACAGCAAATACTGTAATTACAGCTTTAGGTTCAGGAACTGTATTAAGTCAAACTATTGCAACAGGTGGCACAGGATACGCTGTAAATGACACTATAACTGTCTTAGGCGGTGTTTATGGTGCAAGCCCAGCTACCTATACTGTAACTGCAATAACAGGTTCAGGGGTTGTTTCTACGCTTTCACAGACATTTGCTGGAGCATATACTTCTACACCTACAAATAACGTATCTACTTCAACGAATGGTAGTGGAACAGGGTTAACCCTTACTTTGACGTTTGGTACAGGATCAGGCTCTACAGGTAATTATGTTGTAAGCAATTCGCAAACTGTAGCCTCTGAAACCATGTATTTGTTAAATTTTAGCATTTTGCCTAATTCAGATGGTGCTTTTACAGGTGCATCCATAGTAGATATTGTTGATAATTATTTTGTTTACAACAAGCCTAATTCTCAACAATGGGCAGCTTCTAACTTATTAAGTCCTATAACGTATGGACTGTCGTATGCTTCTAAATTTACAGGGCCTGATAATCTTGTTTCTTTAATTTGTGACCATGGACAAGTTTATTTATTAGGTGAAACAACTTCAGAAGTTTGGGCAGATCAAGGCACATTTCCATTTGCTTTTCAAAGAATCCCTGGATCATCTAGTCAACATGGTCTAGCAGCTAAATTTTCTATAGCTCGATGTGGCAATAGCTTTGTGTATGTTGCCAAAAATAATCGTGGGCAAGCTGAAATTGTTATTATGAATGGTTATTTTCCACAAAGAATATCTACTCATGCAGTAGAAAATACGCTTGTCAATCAAGATATTTCGGATGCTATTGCCTATACATATCAAATGGAAGGGCATGAATGCTATGTAGTGACATTTCCTAGCCTTGATATTACTTGGGTTTATGACGTTGCTACTCAGTTATGGCATAAATGGCTATGGACTGATAATCAAAACAACTATCATCGTCATCGTTCTAATTGTTCTGCATTCTTTCAAAACGTAGTTCTTGTAGGCGATTGGCAAAATGGTCAAATATATAAATTAGACCCTAATAATTACACGGATAATGGCGATACTATACGCAGATTGCGTAGATGCCCTCATTTAACTACAGATTTGCAACGTCAATATTTTGATGAATTACAAATTCAATTTCAGCCGGGCGTTGGAACTACTGGATTATCAAATGTAGAAGGAAATATTGTAGGTGATCCTTTAACTATTTTGCCTTTAGAAACCTTTATTATTGGCCCAGATGATGAAATTATTATAGGCTTACAAAATAATATTAATTATTTAACGCCTACTACTGATCCTCAAGCAATGTTACGTTGGTCATCAGATGGTGGATCAACATGGTCAAATGAACATTGGTCTGCAATAGGAAAAACAGGAAAATACAAAAATCGTATCATTTGGCGTAGATTAGGCTGGGCTAGAGATAGGGTTTATGAAGTTACTGTAAGTGATCCAATTAATGCTGTAATAGTGTCTGCTAACTTAAAAGCAAGTGTAGGAGAAAATTAATGGCTACTGGCTTATGGGGTAACTCAAATTCTTACCCAAATACTCCTGTTCTTGATGAACAAACAAAAATGCCGACAAGGGCATGGCAACAGTATTTTTTAAATATTTTGAACTTTACAAGTGCAACAAACGCAACAAAAGGAACGGGAACACTACCTACTAATCCTGTGGGATTTATTAACATTACTGTGAATGGCAAGCCTTTTAAAGTGCCTTATTACAATGTTTAACATTTCTAAAATATCCTCTGTTCCTACTCAAGAACAAATATTAAAACTGCAAGCAGAAATGTCTGTAATGCCTCAAGTTGAACTTAAAACAGATCATTATTTTTCTAATGGTATGTATTGCAGAAAATTAACACGCCCAGCCGGAACATTAATAGTTGGAAAAATTCATAAAAAAGACCATTTTTTTCTATGCGCAATGGGCGAAATTATAGCTTGGACTGAAAATGGGATGAAAAAACTGTCCCCAGGCGATATAATCGAGTCAAAGCCTGGAACAAAAAGGGTGACTTTTGCTTTATCTGATGCTATAGGCATTACTGTTCATAAAACAGATAAAACGAATTTAGATGAAATAGAAGCCGAATTAATTGAACCAGATGAAACTGCATTATTTGATTCTAGTAATAAATTGAAAAAAATCGTTATTGAGAGCCAAAAAATGGCTTTGGAAGGATAAATATGTCTTGGGTAGCCGCAGCGATAGTTGGAAGCGCAGCTTTAAATTTAGTCGGTTCAGGTATGCAAGCTGGTGCTATAGGTGATGCTGCCAGCACACAAGCTAATGCTGCTGCACAACAACAAGCAAATTTATTAGCTGCTGGAAAAGAAGCATCTAAAGAATTTGCTCCTTATTCAGCGGCAGGAACTACTGCTCTTAGCAATTTAGCTTCAAATAACGCTTACTTTAACAATCAATTTAGTAATGCTGATTTAAATTCTAATTTAGCCCCTAATTACGCTTTTCAGCTTCAACAAGGAACAACTGGTGCAGCGCAACAAGCCAATGCCACAGGCGGTCTTGTAGGCGGTAATGCCCAGCAAGCATTAAATACTTTTGGGCAAAATTATGCCGGAAATGCTTATCAACAAGCATTTAATAACTATCAAGTTCAACGTGGCAATATTGCAGCCCAAAATATGACTCAAGCTAATTTAGGACTTGCTGGTGCTACAGGTTCTGCAAACGCACAATTAGGAACTGCTACAAACATAGCAAATCTTGGTATTGGTGCTGCAAACGCTCAAGCTGCGGGTCAAGTAGGACAAGCACAAGCATATTCAAGTGGATTATCTAATTTAGGAAATTCGGCAATTGGCTATGGTTTAATGAGCAATAATCAACCACAAACTTCTGCAGGATTAATGAGTAGTATTGGAGCTAGTGGCGGTTCAGGCCAATACTTTGGTTCAAATAGCAATGGTCTTGGAGCGGGACAAGGTTATAGCGGAATGAATTTTGATTTAGGACTTGCATAATTATGTCAATATCTACAAGCGGTGTTTCAGTACCACAATTAAGCCAAGCTATTAATCCAAGCGTTTTAGAATATAAAGACGAAGGATCAAAAATGTCATTAAGTGACATGGTTAATGTAGGCCGTTCTGCAACTGCTCTTAAAAAAGAACAAGCTCTTTTAGAGCCTGGAATTGAAGCTGGTAAAGCTGCATCAAGAACTGCACAAGCACAAGCTACTAGTGCAGAAATGAGATTGGCCACAGAAAAACAACAAGCAATAGCAAGTCGCTATGTTTCTATGATTAATAATCCAACTGTTATTAAAGCTGAGCGTGATCCAAGTTCTGTAAATAGAAAAGAATTAGCAGATGCTATTCAACAATGGGGCATACAACAGGGTGAAGAAACAGGTGTAGATGCTGCTACAGCATTAAAACTGACTAAACCTTATGTAGATTTAGCATTGCAAAAGCCTGAAGCATTAAGAACTTATTTAAAAGAACGTCATATAGCTGGTTTAGATGCTGGAACAAGAACATCTGCTGTTGGCATCACGCCA